TTGAAACCAGGAAAGGAGCGGCAGAATGATTTTTAAATCAAAAAAAATGGTCGAAATCGAAACCGAAGTCGAGATTGAAACCCCGGCATACTTCACAGACAATTATTATTGCAAGACACTTTACAAGGCTTGTAAATCAGGAAAAATAATTGGTATTACCGTATATCCTGATGGTAATATAAACTTACTGCAATATTCAATAGTTGACTTTGATAAATTGCAACCGTCAACAGAGCAGGAATTTGAACAGGTAAAAGAACAATTAATCAAATATCTTGAAACGATATGACACTAAATAACCACGTCGCAATGGACGACCCCACAAATCCAAACAGCCCAAACTACGTTGAAAAACGGCAGGAAATAACCATTTACCAATGCCCTGACTGTTGCGATTACTATGATGAAGATGGTTATCCTACACATCCAAGCAAGTTTGACGATGATTTTTTTGCTGTTGAAATTATACAGCAGAAATGCCATGAATGCAATTTGAATTACTTTTTAGAATTAACGGAAAACGATTAAAAAATTAAAACGATGAAAAACGACTTTATCAGATTATTGCAATACACCCCGATAGGTATTCAAAAAAGCTGTTTAAACCTATGTTATTTGGCGGTTCAAAAATGGCTATTAAGAAAACAACAGGCGTTACTTCATAATAAAAATATGCAGGATGCCGGAGTTATCGAAACTCTTTTGAATGAACTTGAATCAGAATTTAAGTCATAATTTTAACAATTTTTACTTTTACAAAAACTTAAAAACATGGAAAACGAAAAAAAATTAAACCTGTACCAAAAAATACAGGCAGTTTCAAACGAGATCAGAAACATATCGAAAGGGTTAACGGTTGGCTCAGGCTCTTATTCTTATAAGGCGGTTGGCGACCTTGACGTAACTCTTGCGGTTAAAGATGCCGAAACAAAATACGGCATTGTTTCAATTCCTATCAAACAAGACCTTATCAACTCCGAAATTGTTAGGACAATAAAAAAAGATAATATAGAGGGGTTGACCTACGTTGACACCATCAAAATGACTGTTCGAATAATTGACATTGACTTTCCTGCGGACTTCATAGAAATTGAAAGTTTCGGCAAAGGTATTGACAGCGGCGACAAAGGCTTTGGAAAAGCAAGTACATACGCCCGTAAATACGCATTACTGAACGCTTACAAAATTGCTACCGGAGAAGACCCTGACGCTGAAAAATCAAAGGAAACAACGGCATTAACAGAAGATGCTATGCTAAACGCAATAAAAGATGTCTGCCTAAAAGACAATGAAAAGCAGACAAACATACTTCTGCATTTTGCTGTCAATTCACTTGATCAGCTCAGCAAAGAACAAAGAAAAATTGTTTATGGTCAGTTCAAATCTAAAAAATTACTGTAATGGAAACAATGTATATCGGTAGCGGTGACGTTCACTCGCTAATGATGGGAAAAGATACTGACGGCTTCGCAAAATTATTACAGCGGTTTGTTTCGGGAGTTAAACCACATTACAACGCAAAAGCAAGTCCTATTGATGCACTAAGGACAGGCTCAATACTTGAAGATAGATATTTATTAGTATTGCCTGAAAACTACTATGCTCAGTACAGGGTTGAATCAAAAGAAATGGACGTTTTTAAATGCTCCATTGACTTCGCTAAAATTGAAAACGGTGTAGTAATTGATTTTGACGAGCTGAAAACCTGCAATTTCGTACCTGACTTCTTAGAATTTGAATCCTTAAAGGACAATTACGATGAGGCTATAAAGTACATTAAAAAGTATTACAAGGCTAATTATTACCAAGTTCAGCAACAACTCTACTGCACGGGCTTAGAATCGGCAAACCTTGTCTTTTTGGCTGTATATTCGTATGATGACACTGAAAACGAAATGAGAGAAATTAAGGCAAACGAATATATTAAATTTCGCATTTACCGAGATGAGCCTGTAATATCTGCAATTAAAGAACGTGGTAAATTTTTTCAACAAATTAAAGACTATTTTGTAAAATAAATAACCAGTACCCGGCCCCAAAACCGGGTACTTAAAACACAAACCAAATGAAGCTCAAACTCTCAAAAATACTTGTCCGACTTGCTTTTAAATTCGTTCCTGACGATAAGAAAAAAGCAGAAGTTTTGAAAACATTGATCGAGTATTTGGAAAGGAAAATTTTAAAATAAAAAATATTTTTCACCTTTTGTCGAAAGTGTGAAAATAAGTAGTATATTTGTAACGTTTAATTCAACGACCAAATGAAATCAAAACCAATTCTTATTTAATAATATTACTTCGCAGGGGGCAGCGTGGCAGTTTCAATCTGGTCGTTGTCCTGCCCCTCCCCCTGTTGAGGTATAAAAACAACGACCATGCCACACAGTAAGACATTTAAAATTGAAAGCGAAACAACATCGCTAAAAACGTTTATTAATCAGCATGATAAAATTGCAATTACCATTGAGGAACAAGGATCGGAATATCCTGATTCTTATCAGGTGATTGAGTTTGACACAGAAGACTGTAACGCCCTGATTAATGAATTAAAATCGCTCAACAGACGGTTAAAATCGGAGGGTTAATTATGTCAGATAAATTACGCTCAGTTAATACTAAATTTTGGGATGATCCATTTATTGAGGAATTAAAACCAACGGACAAACTTTTGTTTTTATATTTCCTTACAAACTCTCAAACAAATTTATTAGGTATTTACGAAATTACCGTAAAAAGAATATCCTATGAAACCGGGTTAAATCAGCAAATCATTTTAGACGGTTTGAAATCATTTGAAAAGGTTAAAAAGGTTTTCTATACGGATAATTTTATAATACTGCCAAACTTTCTTAAAAACCAGAATTTAAATGCCAATATGAAAAAGGGTATTGTGAATTTATTTAATGATTTGCCTAATGAGTTGAAAATCAAACTAAATTTAAATGGTTCTGAAACCATTCCGAATGATTACCAAACCATTTTGAATACATTGCTTAAATATGAAAAGGAAATAGAAATAGAAACTGAAATAGAAAAGGAAAGTAAAAAGGAATACGATTTATTTATTTCCGAATTTAATCAGATAAGAAAAACAAAATTCTTAACATCGGACAAAAAGGCACTTCAACAATTTGCAGCAAGGTTAAAAGAGGGTATTAAAAGAGAATCTATTTTACAGGCTTTAAAAAATGCCATGACAAACGATAAGCACAAGGAAACAGCATTTAATTACCTGACACCCGAATTTATTACGAGATCGGACAAATTGGCTATGTATATTAATTATAAGCCAGCAATACAAAAGCAAGCATGACACGAAACGAACTCCAACAGCAAATAATTTCAAACCTGATACTGGATGACAATTTGTATTTTCAGTATTCAGACCAGCTACAAGACTTCTTATTTTCCGATAATGAAGTATGTATTAAAATATTCAGGGCTTTTGCAAACATCATAAAGGATAATAAAAAGCCGGATATTATTTTACTTGCAAAAACAAGCGGTTTAAAATTTACCGATATATCAGAACTGATACAGGCGCATAACACAAATATACTTTTTGAAAATGCTTTATTATTTCTCAATACTGAATCACTCCGGCAAAGGCTCAGGGATAACCTGATAAACTATACTTTTTTGATTGATCAGAACGACCCACTGGAGGCAATAGCCAAAATTCAAAAGGATATTAACGAAATGACGGTTTATAATACCGAAAAGATAAACAGCTTTAGCGATGAATTGGATATATTTTTGAATCACATTGACAACGCCGGGCCAACTGGATTATTAACAGAATTTACATATTTAAACAAAGTTACAAACGGTTTACAGCCGTCTGACTTAATTATTTTGGCCGCCGAAACTTCATTCGGTAAAACTTCATTAGCTTTAAATATTGCCTCATCAATAGCTGCAAGAAACGAACCCGGCATGATAGCCAGTTACGAAATGAGTAATTCGCAGTTAATCGGTAGAATTGTATCATCGGAAACCGGGATCCCGATAAAGCTAATTTACAGAAAAGAATTATGCGATTACGATTTAGCTACTTTTACAACCAAAGTAAACAGCATAAGAAAATACCCGCTATACATTTATGATATTAAAAATAATTCAATAACTAATTTATGTAATTCGATACGCAGGCACGTTTTATTGTTCGATGTTAAATTTGTTGTTATTGATTATTTACAGTTGATCAGGTTGGATGGAACGCAAAGCCGGGAGCAAGAGGTCGGAACCATTGGCCGCATGTTAAAAAACCTTGCAAAAGAGCTAAATATAGTCATTATAGCATTATCGCAGTTAAGCAGAACAAAAGACCCATTCCCTACACTTTCACGGCTCAGGGATAGCGGACAAATTGAGGAGGCCGCCGACATTGTAATATTTATTTTTCAACAGGAAATGTGCCTGGCGAGAGGTTATGAGGACACTTACAAAGACGGTAATTCTGTTTTTGGCCTTGCTAAAATCATAATTGCCAAAGGCAGGAACATCGGCACCAGTGAATTTTATTTAAACTTCAATAAAGAACTTACAAAATTTTCAAATTATGACAGCTCAGGAACTGAAGATGCTACTTTTTAGCGCAATAATAGAGTGCTTTAAAATTGAAATGAAAATGAGCCGTATGGCTAAACTGCATGAAATGGAGTCGGCATATAAAGCACAAATGAACGATTTTTTAAAGTTGAATTTTAAATTAACTCCCTGCGATATGCTTTATAAACTTTATGAAAAACACGTTTTATCGTGTCGAATTTTGATCGAACTAATTTAAAACCCATGCACGAAAACAAACTAAAACCATAAAAATATGCCAAGAAAAATAATAAAATACGGATGTAAGTACAAATGCGGACACCGTGCATTTCATAAAATCGGATGGGCTTTAGCGCATGAAGAAATTTGCTACAAAAACCCGGCAATGTTAACCTGTGAAACCTGTACAAATAGGGTTTATAAAGATTATTCAGACGATGTTAAAATGTTCGTTAGGGGCTGTAAATTACCTATCACTAACGATTGGATGGAGGACAACGATGATTTATTGAGGTGCGGAAGCGGAGTACATCAAAAGTGCTTGTTTAACTGCCCTAACTGGTGTTCAGAAAATGAAAGTTCAGAAACAAAAGCATTTTTAGAAATGGTCAGGCTAAAAATAAAACACCAATTGGATGAAGAAGAAAAAAGGAAAAAAGAAAATTTTGATTTACGAAAAAAATGTAATGATATTTTTGATTTTTAACCCCATGAGCGAAACACTATTCAACCCCTCCACCGGCAAATACTTTGAAGTTAAAGCCGTGGTAAGATCAGCCGACAAACTCCCGAAAGCCAAAGTATATTTACGGACGGTTACCTGCAAAACCTGCAAGTATCTTATCTATTCAACCCCGTCCGGTTATTGGTATGCGCTGTATAAATTGAACAAAAAACCCGAATAAAATTTAATAAACTTAAAAAATGGATAAAACTTGCAAATACTCAAAAGATTGCGGTCATGATTATTGCCCCTCAACAGATTGCGAAGACTACGAAGAAAAAGGCACAAAAAGAAAACACGATAACGACTGTCAATGTATGCAATGCTGGTCGGATCGCAACTGTGATGTTAATGGTCAAACAATAAGTGATGCTGAAAACGGATTTTAACATTTTTTATGAATTAATCGAAAAATCGTAATATTAGAAGAATTACCTTTACAATCTGAAACTTAAAACCATGCTTTTACAAATAAACACATTAGAAGAAATCGAAATACAGGCAACAGAAATTGATTCCTATCTGAATATCACTTGCAGCGAGAACCCGGAGGAATGTGTTGATCGTGGCTTGGACTTAATGGCGTACTTAGCCAGAACATCAAAGATGCTTGCAGACGCAAAATATCACCAAGATCAAGCCGTGCAAAATTCGATAGTGGCGCAACTTAAATTGGATGTGTCGCCAAGTATATTAAAAAAGTTAATTGAAAGCACCTGCAAAAGAGAAAATTATTTGGTGAACTGGGTTGATCGGTTAAACTCCACAATCGTACATCAGTTAGATTTTATCAGAACAGTCATAAGCAAGGCGAAAAGCGAGAGATTTGCCACAAGGAATATTGGATAAATTTTTAAATAAACTTAAACAACAAAAACAACATGAGCCAACTATTTAATGACCATTTTCAAAACTTCAAAGTATATCAAATACCAAAGGCGCAACTTATCATTGCTGATATACCGTACAACTTAGGCAATAACGCCTATGCTTCAAATCCGGCATGGTACGCAGGAGGCGACAATAAAAACGGTGAAAGCGAATTGGCAGGTACTGAATTTTTCGACACCGACAAAGATTTTAGGCCAAAAGAATTTATGCACTTTTGTTCAACAATGCTGCGTAATGAGCCGAAATTGTCAAAAGAAGATGCCAAAACAATGAGAGAAGAAAACGGGGGTAAAAAGTTAAAAAGCAAAGCCCCCTGTATGATTGTGTTTTGCGAATTTGAACAGCAGTTTTATTTAATAAGCCTTGCAAAACAATACGGACTTAATAATTATATAAATTTGGTTTTCCGTAAAAACTTTTCCGCTCAGGTGCTAAAGGCCAATATGAAAATAGTTGGTAACTGTGAATATGCTATGTTATTTTACCGGGACAGGCTGCCAAAATTCAATAATAACGGCAAAATGATATTTAACTGCATGGACTGGATAAGAGATAATGAAAGCGAAAAGATACACCCGACCCAGAAGCCAATAAAGGTAATTGAAAATCTTATAAGGATATTTACAGACGAAGGCGATGTAGTTATAGATCCTGTTGCCGGAAGCGGAGTTACATTAGTTGCCGCTGACAATTTGAGGCGCAAAGGGTACGGGTTTGAAATTAAAAAGCCGTTTTTCAAAGATGCAAATAAATTCATAAAGTTAAATCAAGAAGTTTTAGATCGTGGTTATTCCATTACGGAATTGACAGAAAACAAAGAAAGTTTATTTTTTGGAGCAGAAATTTGAATTTTGAAACCCATTAAAACCCCTGAATAAAAATGAACAAATTAAAAAATAATTGAAATGTGCGAAACCAAAGCAAAATACTTTAGAAAAAACAGCATCGGCAAAACCTTTGCACCTGTGAAAAAATCAAAGTACGGAAGCATAAAGACCGTAATTGATAATATCACATTTGACAGCAAGCGGGAGGCGAACTACTATAATACCCTCAAACTTCTTAAACGTGCCGGAGAAGTCCTACAAATAGACATACAGCCAGAATTTCCGTATAATATGTATTGCACCGTTCCGGGAATAAATGACGGGAGCCGGGTTTATGCGAAACAATACAAATATATTGCTGACTTTAGGGTAACGTATAAAGACGGACATATTGAAATTATTGATACCAAAGGATTTTCAACGGCAGAATTTAAACGTAAAAAGAAAATTATTGAGGCTATTTATGGGATTGAAATACTTTTAAAATGAAAAAGTACATTAAAAATTACTTTGAGTATTTTGGTTATATGCCTGGTGATTTTATTGCCTGTGAGTGCTGCAATGCTCCCGCCGTAGATTTACACCATGTTATTTATCGCTCACACTTTGGCAAAAAAGAGCAAGAAAAATGTGATTCCGTAGAAAATATTATTGCCCTTTGCCGGGACTGCCACAACAAAGCACATGACGAAATATTGAGTAAGGAAAAATTGCAGGAAATCCACAATAAAAACTTGAAAAATGGCGGCTAACGCCCGCAAGTTGGCACTGCGGAGCGTTAGCGGAGTTGGGCTAACTTGCTGTTATAATTCGTTGCGATTCTTAAAAACTAAAATAACAAATAATGAACATTGGATTAGTAGATATTGACGGACATAATTTTCCAAACCTTGCTTTAATGAAAATTTCGGCATATCATAAAAGTATTGGAGATAATGTAAGCTGGGTAGATATTGGAAACTATGACCGAACATATATGAGTAAAGTATTTACATTTTCTCCTGACTACTCAAAAGGATTTGCCAACTATGGCGAAATAATAAAAGGCGGAACAGGTTTTAAAATGACAAATACACTACCATCAGAGATTGATAAACTTTGCCCCGATTATTCTATTTATCCAAAATTTACTGCTGCTTATGGTTTTTTAACGAGAGGTTGCCCGAATAAATGCAGTTGGTGTGTAGTGCCAAATAAAGAGGGTAATATACAACCTTATGCAGATATTGAAGAATTTTTGCAAGGTAGAAAAGAAGCCGTTTTAATGGATAATAATGTTTTGGCTCACGAACACGGATTACAACAGATTGAAAAAATAATAAAATTAGGGATTAAGATAGATTTCAATCAGGGTTTAGATGCTCGAATTATTGCAAAAGATAAAGGCATTGCAGAGTTATTGAGTAAGGTTAAATGGAGTAGATATTTGAGAATGGCTTGTGATACAAAAAGCCAAACACCATACATTGACAAAGCTCTTGCAAATCTTAATGATTACGGATTTAAAAATTACAGGGTATTTGTTTATGTACTGGTAAAAGAAATACCTGATGCACTTGATAGAGTTATGTTTTTAAAAGAAAAAGGTTGCTGTCCATTTGCTCAACCATACCGAGATTTTGAAACTAATAAAGAACCAAATTATGAACAGAAAAGATTTTCACGATGGGTAAACCACAAAGCAATTTTCAAAACCGTACAATTTTCGGAGTACCGTTAATTGCGGGTAAACGCAAAAACTGCAAATCGTTTTAATGGGTGCAGTTGACCGTTAAAAGCCGTTTTAATGGCGAAAATAAGAATTTGAAAATTTAACATTTTTTATGAATTTATCCCAAAACCATTGTAAAATCAAATAAAATTTATTATACTTTTATACCGAAAAACTAAAACAACATGGAAAAGCCGTTAAAAACATTTGCAATAGCTACAAGCCTTGTTAAAAGAGAATACCCATTAAAAATATCTATCGTAACAAGTGTTGAAATAGTTGAAGCAACCGACCATAAAAAGGCAATTAAAATTGCACAGAAAAGAGCCTTGTTATTGGAGCCCAAACACACGGTACACGATTCCGCATGGCTTGAAATAACAGTTAATTACGAATATTTAAGTGAAAATAAACCGAAAGAATGACACCCCACTACCAACAATAACAAGCAAAGGAGGAATTTATGACTTTGAGAACGGGAATTTTATTTCTGACGATTCATTTAAAAAAGGTGGTTCTTATCCATTGGATTATGATTTTAAAGGAAATAAAGTTCCTTACATTGTTGGAATGAGCGTTCCGCCTGTAATGACAGCAAACATAGCGACTGAAATTTATTT